CGTACCAAAGATGCCGGCAAGTTTTCACGATCTGTCAGGAGAACACATGCAGATTCATGAGATAACCAAGCGTAAATTATCCGAAGCAGGGTTCGGAGCAGGATTAGCCACCGGACTGACTTCGGCTCTGAGCAAGGTTGGTGTTGCGGCACCCGATGCCAGTGCATATCAACAATCGTCGGGTGCCAGTGATGAATTGGCCGCATACAAAGCTAATGCTGGACTGGTTGCTACAATGACAGGTACCATGGCCAAGGCCTGGGCACAAACTGTGGCCAAGTACATGGTACAAAGTAAAGATGCCACAACAGGTGCTCCGGTCACTGATATAAAACTACTGGATGAGCCTACCAAACATGCTCTCAAACAAGAGTTATACAAAATGGTCAACGGAGCCATTTACCCACGTGGTGATTATGATTACAACAAGTTAGGCGATACCTCTGTAGATACAGATGCCATAGAACAAGCAGACATTATCAAAGCAGCTATTACAAAAAATCTTCTACAAATCTGGGAACAGACCACAAAAGGTGTAAAAGGCGAAGCATTGACTCCTCTTTGGCAAGGTCTAGTACGAGATGGTATTGCACCTGCACAAAACTTCTTGACATTTACATCTCGGGGAAGTGCAGATATTCGAAAAAATTCAAGTACCGGCAAACTGGAAATCAAACTGCCAGGCAAACCCAGTTGGGAAATATTCAATTATCAAGATCCACAACACGTAAAAGTTGGCAAAGAAAACGGTTGGATCCAATGACCATGAATCTACTAGAAGGCGGCAATGTATTCAAAGACGCACAGGGCAAGCCAGTCACTCGACGTATCCAGCAATCTGAAATTCCAGGTACAGTACAGTGGTTGGAAAAAGTCACAGGACTTGACTTGTCGCAAGATCGCGATGAGGATGGTGTTCCAGTTAAATGGCTAGGCTCAACTGGTAAAAAATCTGACTCAGGCGATCTAGATCTTGCAGTAGATTCAAACTCAACTACCAAAGCCGAACTCAAAGGTGTGCTAGATGCCTGGGCTAAACGCAACAATCAAGATCCTAAAGAATGGACAAAACTCACAGGAGAAGCAGTACACTTTAAAACCCCTATCAAGGGCGATCCTGCACTTGGATATGTACAAACTGACTTTATGTTCATGCCCAACATGGAATGGGGCACATTTTGGCTAGGTGGCGGCACCGGAAGTGCTTATAAAGGAGTGTATCGTAACATTTTAATGTCAAGTATTGCCAAGGCCCTGGGACTCAAGGCCAGTGCCAAAGGTATCACCAGTCGTCAAACTGATGGCGTGATCACCATGGACCCAGACGAAGCCGCTGGAATCTTGCTGAGTCCAAATTTTAAAAATCGTCAGAATTTAAAAACTGTGGAAAGCATCTACAAGGCCTTGGCCATGGATCCTGACCGTGATGCCAAACTGGCCGACTTCCGTGACCATATTGCACGTGAAGGTGTTCGAGAACCCGACACGGGTGTGGCCGAAAGCGATGTCAACTTCTTGGCTCGCTTGCGTGATCGTATTGTAAACCGTGGCTATGTTGCCTTGGTAGAAGCAGAACAAGCCGGTGTTGGTGGCCGAGCCAAAGGCATTGAACATCTTGAAGATCTAGTGTTCCGTCGTGGTACCCAAGGCGTTAAGGATGCATTAGAAATTGTAAAACATGCCACACAAAAACCAAGCACAGTCACAGCCAAGTGGGACGGCAAGCCTGCTGTGATATTTGGCCGCAAACCACTTAATGGTGCATTTGTGTTGACAGATGGATCAGGATTTGAAGCCAAAGGATACGATGGCCTTGCCACTAGCCCACAAATGATGGCAGACATACAAAGCAAGCGTTCAGGCGACAGAACTGAACTGATCAATTTATATACAGAATTGTTTCCTGTACTGGAAGCCGCACTGCCTTCCAACTTCCGTGGCTATGTCAAAGGTGATTTGTTGTACATGTCAACACCCCCGATAGAAGCAGGCGACTATGTGTTTAGACCTAACACAATTGAATACCGAATTCCAGTCAAGAGTTCACTGGGACAACGCATTGGCAACAGCAACATTGGTATTGCAGTTCACTCAATGTATGCCGATCAGGGAGACGCACGTCAACCACTCAGTGGCGTGAAGTTTAACCCGGTCCCGGGCTTGATGTTAGAAAAACCAGCCAGCCCCCGAGCACTTGAAACTGAAACCAATACTGAAAAACAACTCAAACAACTGATCAAAACTCATGGTCGAGACATCGACACCTTGTTCAATCCCACAGAATTACGAGCACACAAAATTACAGATCTAGCAAAATTGTGTGTGGACTTTATCAATACCAAAGTGGGCGCACCACTCAATGGTGCCACACTATTACCCGAGTTTGGCACCTGGCTACAAACCCGAGTAACCCCACAAAAGTTCCGCAACATTGTGGAATATCTAAACAGCCCTACGTCAAATACTCCTGCCCTGGCAGCCGCTTTTAATGCATTTAACTTGCTACATGACGTTAAAATGCACCTGCTACGCCAAGCAGATACCGAGCACCCGGGACAAGAAGGCTGGGTCATGGCCACCCCTGTAGGCTATGCAAAAGCAGTAAACAGATTTGACCCCAATGCATTTGCGGCTCAAAATCGTCAGAGAAACAATCCTCAACAGGCGTGATTTTTTCAATTCGGCTAAATAAAAGCAGGTCCTCCGAGACCACTAACTTAAAGGAAAATCGAAATGGCAACATTCACAAGAGTAAATGGTACTACCCAACCAGTCTTTGCACTGGACGTAGCAAACGGTTCTATCGCTGGTACAGCAAACGTCGCGGCCCAAGGCCCAGTGATGTTGTCTGGCCCAAAGCTAGACTTCTTCTTATTGACAGCAAATGCCGCATTGACAAATGCTGGTAACGTCAACGGTTATTTGAACAACGTGTTTCAAGCAATCCAATCTGGCGCTGGTATCACTGGTGGCGGTGCAGGCGGAACAATTGCGTTCTACCAAGCAGGTGCAACAGCAGGTACAATCAACCTTGCTATCTACCCAAGTGGTGCTTACACAACAGCAACATTGGTAGCGGCTGCTCAAACAGCCAATGCAACTGGTGGGTTGAACATTGGTATCCCAACTGGTAACGTGTCCAACGCGGCCACATTCACTAGTTTGGTTGCTTAATAACTAATTTTTAGTTAACCCGACCCTGGACGTAAAAACTCCAGGGTTTCTTTTTGGCATTAAATACTCATAGAATGAAAATCATATGCCGTACTCTTTTTGATTGCAGTCTCACCGGTGTGACAGGACACTTTAGATCAAGTGAAATTCCTTTTGTGGATCGTGCTGGACAAACTGTCAACAATCAACCGGACTGGAATCATTCACGCAACCAACAACGCAACTGGGAAACACTGTTACAGATCATAAGTTTACGCACTCAGCCCGCTGACCTTACGGTGCCTACTGAAAAAGATGGAGTATGGGAATTTGAATTCCGAAGCGAATCACAAGGTGTGTTTGAAATTTACGGAGATCCTGATCCATTGGCCGGACTCAGAGTTGATTGTGAAGGTGTGCCCATGATGTTGAATCTCACTGAACAACCAAGTCTAGCACCAACTATTACCACCAATGGCGAAGGCCAAAACATTTGGTTCATTGCGGTAAATAATACATTGGAATAACAAAATGGCTGACACCACTGACATTGAAAAGAAAAGTCTCGAAGCACACGTTGAATTATGCGCTCAACGTTATACTGCCTTAGAACAACGCATCGATGATGTCAAGCAAGACACAGCAGAATTAAAAGCCACCATTCAGGAAGTTCATCGACTGGTGCATAAAATGAGTGATATTCGTAACACACAGTTGATTGGCTGGGGAGTAGGAGTCATTGGATTCTTAACAGCCGTTATAGGATACTTGGTTACTCATTACGTACTAAAATGACCCGAGAACAAAAACTAGAACAATGGGCCGAACGTGAGCTCAAACGCAACATTGATTCTATCATAATAGACAACGGAGACGGCGGAATTGTGGTATTTGGAAAATACTGTATTGAGCCCAAGGGCAACAGGTTTAGTGTCAGTACATGGGACAGAGAAATACACAGTTTTAGCAGTAAAAAATCAGCCATGAGTTGGTGTACTGCTGATCATCAACAACAGTATAATTTAAGCAATCTGATCTTGGTGTTAGACCGTAAAAAACAGGCATTGGCCGCAGATATATACTGTCGTAAGACAGTGGGCGAACGTGGACGCCATGAGAATTTTTATGAAATTATAAACATGAAAATTCAACCTAAAATAGACTTATATAATTCCGTTGACGCAGAATTAGAAAAATGTGTAAATCGGGCTAAATATCTACAGATTAGAGGATTCAATAATGAAACTGCAAGAACTATCGGCTCCAACGCCAAGTAAACAAATCGCCAAAGTATTCGAAAGTTACTTTGGTTCACGTATCCGTTTTGACCAATTAAATCGCGGTCAAACTCGTGCTATGTTAGGCAAAGTACAAGGTGTGTTAAAAGAACATCGTGGTACCACAGCCCGTCACAACAGTGAAACGAATCCCAAGTATTTGCAACTGGTAATGATGGAACAGGCTCTAAGTGCTAGACTAAAAGAAACTGTAATGCCACCTGTTGCTGGAACCGGAGCACCTGCTGGTACTCCTGCACAACCTGGTGCTATTGGTTCTGCCGCTCCTGCTGGCGCAAAACCTCCACAAGATCCTAAGCTGGCTGCCGCATTGAAAAAATCTGCCGCCGGGCAACAATTGAATCCTGAAGAACAAAAACTTGTGGCCGGCGCCGCAATGATGCAGGCCGAAAGCCGTTTGCGTCGCGCAATGCGACGTCTCAATGAATCAGAAGTACAACAAGCGCAAGTTGTGTTGGCCGCACAAGACATGGTTGATAAAATGCAAGGCATGTTGGAAGATGTCAGTGAACTGCAATTTAAAGAACTACCAGCACTTGTTGATTCAATCAAGAATCAAGTTGGTGTTGACCAAGCCGCACAATTCAATGCAGATGCCACAGCCGCTTTAACAGGCCTGTTGCAAAACATTCAAGGTGCCAAGCAACAACTTGACTCTGCATTAAATGTTGTAACAGGTCAAGCCCCTGCTGGCGCCGCTGCCGCTGGTGCCATGGGTGCTGATATTGCCGCTGGTGCAGGTGACATGGCCGCCGCTGGCGCTGATATGGCCGCAGGTGACATGGGTGCTGCCGCTGGTGCTGAAATGGGTGCCGATGCCGCACTGGATGCCGCCGCCGCCGAAGCCGGTGCTGAACCTCCTGCTGCCGCGCTAGGCCGCGCCAAGAGATAATGAAAATATTCGAAGTTGACATGGGCATGGCGCCAGCGCCTAATCCAGCGCAACTGTCGGGCCTGGTACAGTTCCTTAATGGTCGTGCCAACGATACCAATGCTCGAAAAGAAATCAGCCAAGATGCGTTTATCAAACTGGCCAATGATCTGGATATCAACATCACTGCCCAGAATTTGGCCGATGTTGTGAGTCAAGAGCCTCTTAGTAACTTGTTGGAACCCATGGATCCAAACACAGGCGTATTGATGTTCAAAGGTGCCGGACAACCAGATGTTGCTATGCCAGTGAACAAGGCCCAAGACATTGTGGCAAGTGCTGCCAAATCGGCCATGAATCGAGACCGCGGCGTCTAACCAAACCAGTCAACCAAAGGTTGACACAAAACGTTAAATATAGTATACTTCACTGTAGGAGGCGTATATGAAAAAACTCAT